AGTGACCGTAAATACAGTTTGATCTGCTGTTGCGGTTACACTGATGATCTTAGACGCAACATTATTTGTTAATGTTATAGGATTGCCTATTGCCATCGCATTATTATTTTTAGTTATTTATGCCAATAAAAAAAGGAGGGATGAACCCTCCTTGAAATTATTCTGGAGTGGTAAGTGTCCAACCCGTTGTATTATCTGCTTGATATGCTGATTCGTCCCAAGTGTAACGAGAACCTGCTGCAATCTGATCATCAGTCAGTGCAGGTGCTGCACCTAATGGAGATACCCAGTTAGCAGTAGCATTATCAAGTGTCCAGGACGCATAAGGTTGAGGGGGAACAAATGCATCCAGACTTGCGTTGTATGAATATCCAATACCTGCATAACGAACTCTCATATTGTTATTATATGAGGTCTGCTTCCAGTTAGTGTCAGCACCAAGAAGTTTTTGACAGAAAGCAACACCGATGCTTTCAGATTCTACTCCATTAGAGTCAGATGTGTCATCGTTGCTCACAACAATGACTTGAGTTACCACATTGTTTGAATCTAATTGTGCAAAATGAGCCATCTTTTATACTTTGACTAATTGTTTTAGATATTTAGGATTATAGCATCCTATTGGGTATTTATCAAGTGAGATAGTGAACGATAACCACTCCACCACCACCTCGGCCACCTGTGCTTGGTGACCCAGGACCATTTCCACCACATCCCCCACCACCAGTACCAGGTTGACCATCCATACCAGGTCCTGGACCTTGATCACCACCACCACCGGCACCACCTGTTCTGGTGCCAGGTCCACCTTGTGTTATACCACCTGCTCCACCACCACCAAAGTATCCACTATCTCCGAAAGCAGTTGGAATGTCAGGTATCTGAACTCCAACACCACCTGTTCCTGGTTGAGAATTTGTTCCAGTACCCCCAGGATTACCAGCACCGCCACCTCCACCAGATCCATAAGCACCAGAAGAATTGCTTGAACCTCCACCATCATTACCACCAAGGCCACCTTGTGGTGATGGGACAGATGAACCCGCACCCCCAGGACCAGAACTTGCTCCAATACCACCACCGGCACCACCACCAGATGATCCATTAGCACCAGCACCACCAGGTCTATGTGGTGCATTACTAGAACTTCCGGCACCACCACCTCCACCACCTCCACCACCTGCAGTTATAGTTCCACCAGGATCGGCAAAGGTGCTGTCTGTGCCATCAGTTCCTCTAGGCGTACCAGGGCTGCCAGCACCACCAGCACCAGCAACAGCTGGGTATGATCCTGGTCCAGCGGAAAAAGATCCAGTTTTAACTGCACCGGCACCTCCACCACCACCGAAAGGACCTCCGCCTCCACCACCACCACCGACGACTAAGTAACTGACAGTTCTAGTTCCATCAGTAACTAAAAAGGTTTGAGAAAGAGGTGTGGTATTTGGTGCATCAAATACATGATAAGTTCTTGAACCAACAAAAGATATGTCTCCACCAGAAGCACTGAAATCAGAGGGAATGGGAGCAGCAGTTGCAGCTTCTAGTCCAGTTCTTCCAAACTTATACTTAAATGAAGATGGATCGTTACCAAGAGATCTTACACCCATAATCAGACATCAGTGTCGCCGTTGACGATAAAGTTCACAGCAGAACCAATACCAGATCCACCTGCATCTGGTACATTAACTTCTACTGTTAAACTATCTCTATCCGTCATCACAATTGGATAAGTTGATTCAAAAAATGCCGTTTCATTCGGAGCAACATCCAATCTCAAGAATCTATGTGCTGTAATTCCATAACCTGTCTCTACAGGTGAAGTATTTGGGTTAATATATGCAGAAACTCTGGCAGTTCCAAGACCAGTGTTGTGCATAATAATATTTTTCAAATAAGTGGTGGATGCAATTCCAACTCCACCAGCAGTATCAGTCACTCCGACAGTTAAGATTCCAACTGTTGCAATTCCAGTGACTGATGTAATATCTAATAACTGTGTCTTTTTGAGCGCCATTTTACTGTTTTTCCTTTATTTATTAAATGAACAGTGATGCGGTAATGTCAAGAGAATCACCACCAGCAGGGAGATTAGTCAAGTTTGCACCAGAACCATGGAATGTTGCTGCAGTAACTGAACTACTAGCAGAAACATTAGCTGCAGTTACGATACCAACAAATACTGCATCTCCACTAGAAGTAATAGATCCTCCAGCACCAGCAATTCCAAATTGAATATCTTCACGGAATTCTGAATCACTAAAGAAAGTGGAAACTCCAGTAACCGTAAGTCCACCACCAACAATATTAACTCCACCTGCTAAAACATTAACACCATTTCTAGCAGTGATTAATCCAACAGAATCAATATTTTCAACATCTTCATAAGTCAGTGTTCCACCAATACTTACATTACCAGTAAAGGTAGCAGCAGTTCCTGTTATATTATTAACAGCAATGTTTGGAGATCCTGTTAAATTTTCTGCAAGTGTTGCGATTCCAGCAAGATTATATGATGTTGTCGCAAAAGCAACTGATGTTCCTGCACCTAAAAAAGTTGAAGTTCCGTTTACTGTTAAATTTCCAGAAACAGTGAGATTTGATGCATTAGTAACAGTTGCCGCATTAAATGCTTTGTATGCAATACCCTCCAGAACATCACCGTTCTGTGCTCCACCATTTAATACTGAGAAAGTTGACCCGTCTGTGGAAGTATAGTCACTTCCCTCGATCATCTTTACACCATTAATGTAAATATCAAAGTATCCTGGAACATAACCAGACGAAAAAGTGAAGTCAGTCGTGACTCCAGTGGGAGAAAAAGTTTGTCTTGCAACTTGAACTGCTGAATCAGCAGGTGCTCTTCCGATATAACCGTTTCTATCTGGCATCAGTTAACTCCCGTCAGAATACTGAGGCTGACATCGACTGCATCTGTTGTATCACAATAAACTCTCAACTCATCAGTTGCCTCTAACAAAGTTTTACCCGTGTCAGAGATAACGAAGGAACTTCCTGCGGGAATGGGAATCTTACTTGCAATAGCTACTGCACCAGTTGAAGTAACTCCCACACTACTGTCCATAACTTCAACCGTCAGATTTACGGAGTTTTGTGTATTATTAGCAAATGTTCCACCAATGATAATACTCTTCGTAGAGGCAGGGGACGTATATGCAGTCGTCGGTCCAAGGAATTTTACACTCTGACTGGTTGCTGATGAATTATTTGTAGAATTTGTATCTGTAAATACTGTTCCCACTCCACCAGAAACTGGAAGTGTTTGAACAACTCTCGTTCCAGCAATAAAGTTCTGATTATCAACCAAATCAGAAATTCCGATACCAGTGATTGCAGTCACCGTAATTGTGGTTCCTGCTGCACCAATCGTACTACCAGAGTATGTTGTCACAACTCCCACAGCTCTTGTTATAGAATTTGAAAAAGCTTCTGCCATCTTCCTTTATGTGTTAAGAGTATTTATTGAAATTAACCGCCAAGAGCGATTGCGAGACCAAGTGAAACCCCGGTTTGAACTGTTACAGTTGCAATGCCTGCTGTGAGGTCAACAGTATTGCTAGCATTTGATGATTTAAAGTCAATCATTGTTGCACCAGCACCAATGAAAGTCCCTTCAGAACCAACACCAACACCAGCACCTCCTCCTCCAATACGGATTTCTCCATTCATTGAAGAGTGATATTGACAATTATAATAAAGGATATCTGGTGCATCATAAGGAACCTTAAAGGTAACGATTCCTACTTCTGCACCATTATTTACAACTCCATCATTGTATGAGTTACCAACACCAGTGGATCTGGTCGTTTTAATCCAGAACGGGTGACCAGATGCGTTTACTGAGAATCTATAATTTTTACCTTTTTGAATGTATAATGTAGGATTGCTTGTAGCTTCAGTAAATCCGATTCCAGTAGCGGCAAATTCATAATAACCAGATCCATTATTAGTGATATCAAACTGGTTGTAAATTTCTTTGTCAGTTGATGTCGTAACACCACTAACATTCAAGTGAGTAAGATCAACCTGTGTTGCAGTAATCGTTCCTGCAGAAATACGGGCATCAGCAATAGTTGCGATTCCCGTGACTAACAGATCTTTAGTTGTCGTTGCAGTGCTGACATTTACAGATGTTCCTGTAAAAATACCTGCTGCTGCAAATAAAGTTCCAACAGTTGCAGTACCACTAACATTTACGTCAGTGATTTCTGTTGTTGCTAATGTTGAAACTCCAACAACATTTAAACTTCCTGCGACATCAACACTTGAATTGATATCAACATATCCACCAAGTGTGCTCAGTCCACTGATATTCAGGCTTTGACCAGAGATATCAGATAATGTGAGATCATCAACGTTAAGATCACCAGTGATCCTAACATCACCTTGAACATATAAAGCGGTCGTTCCAGAAGATACTTCCGAACGAACATCGAGTAGATATTCGGGTTGTGTTGACCCGACACCTACTCGACCAGGGGATTGATTAACTGTAAGAACTGTTCCTCCAGTTCCAACTTTAAATTCACTTACAACGGTACTGATACCAGTGACAAAAGTATCAGTAGCACCAATACCACCTCTAACATCAAGAGTATTTACAGGTATGGTAGAACCAATACCTACGTTTTTAGAAGTAGCATCCGCAAGGATTACATCTGTTGCGACTTCTAACCCGTTTTTGACGACAAAATTCTTATTGACTGCCATTCGGGTTCACTCTCCCCCGTTTATTTTTATATATTTATTTATACAAGTCGAATAACAATTTTTGCTGGACCAGAA